TACAGACATTTAGAGCCAGTAAGCTAGCACCAAGAGTATATGGTAATAAAGATCAATTAGAAATATCAGGGGTAGATGGTGGAGAGATCAAAGTTAGCTTCGAGAAGTGATAGGTCTGGTTTACTTCAGATGCTTGGATATGCTTCTAAAGTATCGAATAAAGAGAAAAAAGAGATAAAAGTAAGTAAAAAGAATAATAAAGATAAAGAAGGTAAAAAGAAGTAATTGGCTGTTATATTGGGATAAATAGGGTGAGATGGGTCTAATAATCCAAAATTGAGGTCTTTTTAGTCTATTAACCTCACGAGAACTTAAAAATCTTAATAAAATTACTTAAATTTGTGAAATAAACTAAAAAATGGCAGTATTTAGCCAGTTTGATGGGATAAATAATCCTATTTGATAATTATTTGGCTGTTTTCTGCCGATTTAAGGGTTGGGCACCCCAAAGGAAATTTTTAAAAGAATTAGGGGAGTCTATCAAACACTTTGAACAGTCCATTCGAGGACCTTTTTTTTTACAGGAGATATATGAGCACAAAAGTATGGGATAAGCCTAGACCTAAGAACCTTGGTAAACCTAAAACAAATAAAAATAAAAAGAATTATGCATCAGTTAAAGCACAGGCTGATAAAAAATTTGGTTCTGGTACCTCGTTAGTAAAAAACATGTGGATTAGTAAAAAATTATCATAATGGGTAAAAACATGAAACATTTTACCAAGGATGGTAAATTATTTACAGGAAATTATCATAAAATGCCAAACGGAAAATTACATACGGGCAAAGTGCATACAGCTTCTAGTAAACCGTTATTTCATTTAAATGAATTACCAAAAAAATTGCAAAAAAAAATTACATAAGTATTTTCTTCCCGTAGAAAGTTAACAATTGCCGACTTATACTATTCCGTACAAACCAAGGAAACATCAAGCACAGTTACATCGTAAACTAAAGCGCTTTAACGTCATTCCTGCTCACAGAAGATTTGGGAAGTCCTATTTTTGTTTAGCAGAGACATTAAAGAAGTGTTTTGAGTGCCAGCTTCCAAACCCACGGTATTATATAATATCGGCTACGTATTCTCAGGTAAAAAAAATACATTGGGATACGCTAAAATTTTTAACAAAAAATATTAAGGGAACTACGTATCACGAGACAGAACTTCGTTGTGATATGGTAGGGGGAAGAAGAATACAGCTTTTAGGGGCCGACGGAAATAGCGTTGACTCTATTCGTGGAATTTTTGCGGACGGTGTTATTCTTGATGAGTGTCAGTTACTCCATAAAGATTTATTAAATAAGGTCTTACGGCCAGCTTTAGTCGATAGACACCAATTGGATAAAAAATCGGGATGGCTAATCGCCATCGGGACCCCTTCGGGGCATAATTTTTTTTATGACCTGTATATGAATAATAAAGGCCATAAAGATTGGTTTGTTAAAAAGTACACCGTAGAAGATACAAAGATAATACCAAAAGACGAATTGGACAATCTAAAGAATATGATGTCCCCTGAAGAATATGCTACCGAGTTTATGGTAGATTTCGACGCTGGAGTCGTTGGCGGTATTTACACAAAATCAATGCAATTGGTGGAAGATGAAAATAGAATTACTAATGTTCCTCACATCGCAGAGTTACCCGTTACAACATTTTCCGATATTGGATTTCGTGATGCTTTTAGCATTGTTTTTATTCAGAAGGTAGGTTCGGCTATACATGTTATTGATCATTTAGAAGGGTCAGGAGAAAGTTTAGAATACTACGCTAATAAACTAAAAGAACTACCCTATACATATGATAATCACTTCGCTGGGCATGACATAGTAGTTACTGAGTTGGGGTCAGGAAAAAGCAGGCAAGAGATAGCATCTAATTTAGGATGGTTTATACAACCAGTCGCTAAACTTAAAATAGAGGACGGCATAAACTCTTTACGGATGTCTTTAAAACGCTGTTATTTTAATAAAGACAAAACAGACTACCTCGTTAATTGTTTAAAACAATACCGATGGAAGAAAAACCAACTAGGAGAGCAAACGTCAACACCTCATCATGGACCTGAAAGTAATTCCTGTGATGCAATGAGGTATATGAGTATAGGCTTGAACGAGTCAAGCGATTGGTCTAGTAAACTTAATTACGGGCCTTCTGGGATAGTTTAGAAACCTTTTTTTCTAAAAAGGCAATACGTTTATCTTTTTCAACAATTTGTTCTTTGAGTCCAAGACCCCAAGCCAACTGGTTATTTACGGGCCTACGGCCATTGTAATAATTACCGACGGCTGTTCGAGTAATACCGACTTCCTTCGCCAGCTTCCCTTGGGATATACCAAGAAATTTTAGTAATTTTCTAAATTGAAATTTAGTCATATAACACTGTTACACTACAACAATATAATAATCAATGAAATTAACCAAAAAAAAAGAACAAGAACTAAAAGGCACTATTACACGCGAAACTACTGATGCTTTAGGCTATCAAAACGGTAAACTGGTCCAAGAACGTTCTTTAGCTTTAGATTATTACAATTCGGAGCCATTTGGCAATGAAGTGGAAGGTAGATCACAAGTTATAAGTAGTGATGTCCTAGAAGCTGTAGAAAGTGTGCTTCCAAGTTTATTACGTATCTTTACAGCAGGAGACGACATTGTTAAATTTGAGCCTGTCGGTCCTGAAGATGAAGAAGCATCCAAGCAAGCCACCGAATACATAAACCACATAATATTTAAACAAAATGACGGCTGGAAAATATTTTATACGTGGTTCAAAGATGCGTTAATTCAAAAAAACGGGTTTATAAAGCATTATTATAAATACGAGGATGAATTCCTTAAAGAGTCTTATAAAGGCCTTACAGAGATAGAATATCAGGCTTTATTAATAGATGATGCTGTTGAAGTAGTTGACGTTGAAGAAGTCATTGAAGATAAAAAGGTGATGACTGAACAAGGCGAAATGACAGACACCCAAACTGTATTTAACGTTGATGTTAAACGTAAATCATCATCAGGTAAAATTTGCATTGAAAACGTTCCTCCCGAAGAAATGCTTTTATCAAAAAGATGTAAAAATATTGCAGATGCACCTTTTGTAGCACACCGTATTAAAAAAACGGTATCTGATTTAATTGGTGAAGGTTACGATAGAAAAAAAATAGAAGATATACCGTCTTATGCTAATTCAACATGGAATGAAGAAACATTAAGCCGTAATCTTTTTGATGAAGAAAGTTACATGGATGAAAACGCTGACCCATCCATGCGTGAAATATTATATACTGAATGTTATTTGCGCACCGACATTGATAATGATGGTGTTGCTGAATTAATAAAAGTTTGTACTGTAGGAGACACTAACGAAATATTAGATGTCGAAGAAATATCGTATATTCCGTTCTCAACAATAACACCGATCATTAACCCTCACCGTTTATTTGGAATGAGTGTTGCAGACCTTGTTATGGATTTACAGCAAATAAAAAGTGTGCTTCTACGTCAGTTACTTGACAACGCTTTCCTAATGAACAACTCACGCGTATTGGCTGTTGACTCACAAGTAAATCTTGATGACTTACTACAATCGCGCGCAGGCAACATTGTAAGAGTTAAATCACCTAATGCTGTTGTTCCACTTCAGGCTCAAAACTTTATGCAAGAAGGTTTGGCAATGATGGAAAAAGTTGATCAAATAAAAGAACAACGTTCAGGCATTAGTAGGATGCAACAAGGCTTGGACCCTAATACAATTCAGAAGTCACATACTACGGCAACTGGTGTTAGAGAAGCAATGCAAAGCGCTGGTCAAAGGATTGAAACAATTGCTAGAGTGTTTGCAGAAACAGGTATTAAAGATTTGATGAATTGTTTGTTAAAATTAACAACACAATATCAAGATTATAAAAAAGTAATAAAGATTAGAAACAATTACGTTCCAATAGACCCAAGAGAGTGGAAAAATAAATTTAATTTAACAATAAACGTGGGGTTAGGAACGGGAAGCCATGAGCAACGGCTTCAAATATTAGGTCAGATTTTAGGCATCCAAGAAAAAATAATGATGTCAGGTAGTAAATTAGCAAATGAACAAAACATCTACAATACGCTAGAGCGCATGGTTCATAATGCTGGGTTTAAGTCACCACAGGAATTTTTTACAAATCCTGAAACACTTCCTCCTGAACAGCCTAAAGACCCAATGCAAGAAAACCCGTTGCTTATTGCTACACAACAACAAATACAAGCTGACCGAGAAAAGAACATTGCTGAATTGCAATTGAAAAAAGAAAAAATGGAAGCTGAACTTGAATTAAAAAAACAAGAACAAGTAGCCGAGTTAGAATTAAAAAAACAAGAAATGATAGCAGAGTTACAAATGGAAAGAGAAAAGATGAATAGAAAAGCACAGATGGGAACTTTATAATGGTACAATTTACACCTTTTGGCGAGTCATCTTTATTTTCTACTATTGCCAGTGGAGGTGGTACACCATTAGGTGCAGTCCCAATGGATTTTGCAACAGCAACACCTTTTAAATTTGCAACAGACCCAATAACTCCTGAACCAGATACACCTGAAAGTGATTTTGACATGGGAGTATTTTGTTCTATGCCAGCTAATGCCAATCATCCAATGTGTGTTAAGGAAAATAACACTTCTGATGATGAAGAAAGAAGAATTAAAATAGAAGGTACAGACAGATATACTACAATGGATAATTTTATGCCTACTGATGAAGAAGTAGCAAATATGACTAACAAAGAATATTTAGCAAACTTACAACAAAGAGGATGGTTAAAAAATTCTATGTTAGGTGTTTTGCCAAGTAAAGGCTCAACATACGATTTAAAATCTGGTCAAATAATGAATCCTTATTTTACTTTAGCATTTGGTAAAGGACAAGAAGCTAGACGACAAAAATTAATACAAGAATTACAAAATAGAGGTTTACTTGATGCTATGCAAACAGGTGGCGATATTAAAATCAATTTAAACAATGCAAATAGAGGTAGGTCTAAATCAGGTTTATTAATGATAGATGAAATAGCAAAAGCAGGAAATAAAAATCCTGAATTTGATCAAAGATTGTATGATGATAATAATACTGAAAAACGAGTTAATCGTTACAAAGATACTAAGGGAACAACAGTTTCACAAGCATATGCAAACTCAAATGATAATAAAAAAGAATTCGACAAATTAAGTAAAAAATTAGACAAAGGTCAAATAAATGTTGGTCAATTTGTAAACGAATACAGAAAAAAAACAGGATATACGTCACCAGCACAAGTAAGTAAAAGAGAAGATACATACGCACAACCGCAAGGTAAAAAAGGTACTTACTCTTATAGGGCAAAAGGTAGATGACCCCAGAACAAGAAATACAACGATCTAATGACGCTAAAGCAATTATAGAAAATCCGCTTTATCAAGAGTCATACACAGAATTACGAAAAGAGTTAATCAATGAATTATTAGATACTCCCCTTCGTGATACGGAAGCAAGAGAAAAAATTTACATGATGGTAAAGATGCTTGACTCCGTACAAACCCGAATACAATCCATTATGGAGACGGGAACAATACTTAAAAAATAGGTAAAATATGGCTGACAATCCTACACAGGAAACAGCGGTTACTGACGACGCTACGGTTCAAGAACCAGTAGCACAAAAAAATTTATTAGGTGAATTCGAAAACTTTATAACCGCAGAGAACGAAGCACCAACACAATCGGCTGAACAGGACGCGAAAGCACAACCAGACGCAACCGAAAGTGAACCAACTCCCGACGATTTGGAATTAGAGGAAATTGACGACAACTCCCCAGCAGAAGCTAATGAGGAACTTTATACAGTCAAAGTAAATGGCTTAGAAGAAAAAGTTAACCTTAATGAACTTCTTGCAGGATATAGTAGGCAAAAAGATTACTCGACTAAAACAAATCAGTTAGCAGAAGAACGCAGAGGTTTAGAAACCGAACGATCTAAAACGCAAGCTGAAATGGAAGCGGTCAAAAAAGAACGCGATGACTACGCAGTAAAACTAAAATCTTTTATTAAACAAGACACAGAAGAAAAGATTGATTGGGACCAATTGTATAGAGACGACCCGATTGAATACGTTCGACAAAAAGCTGAGTCTGATAAAAAGAAAGAAGTACGTCAACAAGCGGAAGCAGAACTAAAGCAAATAGAAGCAAAACAAAAAGCAGAGACAGAAGATAAATACAAACAGTATGTTACTTCTCAGTCCGCTTTGTTACAGGAAAAAGTACCTGAGTATGCTGACCCCGTAAAAGGTGATAAGCTAAAATTAAATGTAAAAAATTACTTAAATGATATTGGATTTAGTGATCAAGAATTGAGCATGTTAACCGATCATCGTACCGTTATGGTAGCGATAGAAGGTATGAAATATAATCAATTAAAAAAAGCTAAGTTAGATGGAAAAAAAGTAAACAAGGTTCCTAAAGTTTCTAAAGCTGGTGTTCCTACTTCTAAAGAAGATGTTAATTACGAAAATCGTCGCACAAGTTTTAAACGTGCTAAATCTGGCAAGTCAGAGGACATGCTAGATGCGTTTATGAACGTAATCAACTAACTATAGGAGAAAATATATGGCACAGCCAACAAATACTTTTGACTCTTATGACAGTGTAGGAAATAGAGAAGATTTATCAAATCTTATTTCTCTTGTTGCGGTAACTGAAACACCGTTTCTATCGTCATTAAAGACTCAAAACATTACCTCTACTTTCCATGAATGGCAGACGCTAAATTTAAGCGCAGTAGCGGATAACAAGGTTATAGAGGGTGACGAGGCATCATTAGACGCCAGCCTTCAAACTGCGAGAGTAGGAAACTATACTCAGATCAGTGATAAAACTGTTGTAGTATCAAATACTTTAGATGCGGTTAACAGAGCGGGAAGGAAGAAGGAGAAAGCCTTCCAAATGTTACATAAAAGCAAAGAGTTGAAAAAAGACATGGAACACGCAATGATTGGTCTTAATAATGGCCGTGTTGCAGGGGACTCATCAACAGCAAGAGAATTAGCTTCTTGTCAAAGTTGGATAGCTACTAACGATGTCTTTAATTCATCTGGTTCACCAAATGGTGCTTCACCAACTGGTAATGGAACTGACGCAAGAACTGACTCAGGTACAGCACAAGCATTTACAGAAGCAATGTTCACAAGTGCTTTAGACTTAATTTTTGAGTCTGGTGGTAATCCTGACACTGTTCATGTTGGAAGTTTTAACAAAAGAAAAATGAACGCTTTTAATGGTAGAGCAGATGCTACTAGAAGTGTTGTCGATAACAACGGTACTATCAATGATTACTTTGATGTTTACCGAGGTGACTACGGCACATTAAAAGTTATTCCAAACAGATTAGTAAGATCAAAAGATTGTCTAATCCTAGAGTCTGATAAATGGGCGATTGGTTATTTAAGACCATTTACTACACAAGATTTATCAGTGACAGGTGACTCTCACAAATCTCAACTAATCGTTGAGTACACACTTATTAGTGAAAATGAAAAAGCTAGTGGTGGTGTATTTGATTTAACTACTTCGTAAATTTTAATTAAGGGGAGGGGGATTATTCCCCCTCCTTTATTTGTTCAATGTTGTTAATTTTAATATTATTTTTATCGGTAATATTAATATCAACTAAATATTCTTTATTAGTTTCTTTATCTTTATAAACAGCATGAGCAGATGTTTTTTCAAATAAATAATCATAAATTTGAACATGAGATTTTCTTGCAAATTTTACAAGATCGTTATTGTTTGATATTTTATTCATTGTTTTACCTTTTTGTTAAAACGGGGATTATTCCCCGCCTTTGAATTGATTAAATAAATCTTCTTGCATTTTTTTTTGTTTTTTCCATTCATCAAAAGAAATTGTTTCAAGGCCATTAGCTTTTCTTGAATACATTTCTTCATCGTAGTTATCTTGTTCAGTTTGACCAACCCAAACATTATTTACATAAGCCATAATTACTCCTTTTGTTTATAACGATGTTATACCCTATAACAATGTTATATGTCAAATAAATAATTTATAACCTTAAAAAACCTAGGAAATATGCCAAATTTTACTAAATTTAACCAAACCTTTAATCCAGCCGATGTGCAAGAATTTTTTCATTATGACGAAGCGGAGGACAAGTCTATTATTTATAAAACGCAAGATGTGGAACCTATTTTAAATATGAATAAAATAGAAATGAACCACATCGATCAAAGCGGTGATATAATGAAACATGTTGCTTGTATTCCTCGAATAGTAATTGATCAATGGCGTAAAGAAGGAATTAATTTTTTTGATAAAAACGATTGGCCAAAAATAAAACAAAAATTAAATAGTAATGAATTTCGATATTTTAGAACACATCACGGAGATTTATAGTGGCATTAGATACGTTCGCAAATTTAAAAACATCAATAGCAAATTATTTAAACCGCGATGACCTTACATCTTACATACCTGATTTTATTGCATTAGCAGAAGCAAGACACGGTAGAGATTTACGTTTACGTATTATGGAAAGTGTTGGCACATCAACAGCTACAGGTGGTCAAAACTATATTAATCTACCAACAAATTTTTTAGAATTTAGATATGTTGCGTTAAACACATCACCAAAAATAGTTTTACGGTATATGTCACCTTTTGAATTAACAAAAAATTATGGTGGTGTTACAAGTGGAGAACCAATCTATCAAACAATTATAGGTGAAAAATTATACTTTGGTCCTACTCCTGATAGTTCATATTCTATTGAGTGGGCCTATTATTCTAAACCAACAGCGTTAAGTGATGACAATACAACTAATGCTATTTTAACTAACCATCCTGATTTATATTTATATGCATCGTTATTAGAAAGTGCACCTTTTTTAATGCAGGATGAACGATTAGGTGTTTGGGCAGAATTATATAGGGAAGCTGTAAGAGTAGCGAATACATCTGATGAGTCTGGGCGACATTCTTCGGGCCCGTTACAAATGACAGCTAAGAGTGTAGGATGATTGAGTTCGGTCAGTTAATGTCTGACATGCCTTCTTTTCAAAATAGAGGAAGCATGAAAGTGGACAATGTTATTCCTTTAGCAAAAGGGTACAAATCTTTTCCATCATTTACAGAATTAACAACAACAGCGTTGACAGGACCAGCCGTAGGATTACATACGCAACTAAGTGCATCAGGCACAACGAACTATTGCGGTGATGCAACAAAATTGTATCAAATGAATTCTAGTATTGTCTTTATTGATAAATCCAAGGCAGGAGGTTACAATAACTCAACTACAGAAAATGCTCGTGACTTTTGGTCTTTTTGCCAATTTGGTAACAGAGTTATTGCTACTAACTTTGCTGATAATATTCAGTCTTTTGTAGAAGGAACATCAACAGCTTTTGCCGATTTAGTTTCACTAAAAGCTAAATATGTTGCTGTTATAAGAGACTTCGTTTTTGCTGGATACACAAATGAAAGTGGCACTACATACTCAAACCGCGTAAAATGGTCAGGGATAAATGACCCTACCACGTTTACCCCATCACAGACTACTCTTTCTGACTCCCAAGATTTACCAGACTCAGGTAATATACAAGGAATAGTAGGAGGTGAAAGTTTTGGTGTTATTTTTACAGACAAAGCAATTTTTAGAGCCGATTTTATTGGGGCACCTTTAGTATTTCAATTTTCTAAAGTAGCAGATAATATCGGGGCCTTTGCGCCTAAGTCAATTGCAAGTGTAGGTAGTGATGTATTCTTTTTATCACAAGATGGATTTTATAAAATTACTAACGGTTCAAAAATTACACCCATATCTAAAGGTAAAATTGATGAATTCTTTTTTAAGGATTTATCAAGTAACTTTGACGGAATATGTTCGGCTATTGATACTAACAACAGCTTATATGTTGTTTCTTATCGTGGTTCTGGTGCTACTGGTTCTAGTACAATTAATAATAAAATGGTGGTTTATAATTATGCAACTGACTCATGGTCCACATGTTCAGGGCAAGATTTAGACTTTATAGGTACAGCTTCCCAAGAAGCATTTACAACATTAGAAAGTTTAGATGTATTAGGGTCATTAGATGATTTACCTAGACCATTAGACTCATATTATTATCAAGAAGGTGTTCTTGGTTTAGCAGGATTTTCGAGCGCTAAAAAGTTTGGTAAATTTATGGGTGGGTCAATGACCGCTACCGTTGATACAACAGAGTTTGAAGGTGCTGAAGGTAAAAGATCAACGTTAATTAACGCACGTCCAATTGTAGACGCGAACGGAGAAAACACGACAATAACAGTTACACCAATCTCTCGTTCCTCCCAAGCAGATGCATTAACGACAGGAAGTGCCGTAACCGTAAAAGCATCAGGTGATTGTCCTTTACGAACTAATTCAAGGTATCACCGATTAAGAGTTATCGTAAATGGAAACTTTACGAATATGCAGGGTGTTGATGTCGAAGCAAGACCCGAAGGAAAACGATAATGGCTGGCCAGTTTCAAGCTGTCCCGTTATCTAATCCAGTAGAAGAAGATCATCGACGACAAATAGCCATTGTTACAAACAACTCCTTAGATGGAAAATTAAACAGTACAGGCTCAATAACCTTAACCGCGTCAACAACGACAACAACGTTAAATGATAAACGTTTAGGTGGTGGCAGTGTTATTGTATTTATGCCAACAACGTCAAACGCGTCGGCAGGAATAACTAGCTTGTATGTGTCCGCACAAGGAAAACAAACCGCAACATTAACGCATGCAAACAATGGTCAAACAGATAGAACGTACAAATACATCATCATCGGATAGAATAATCTCTTATGTTCCTCCTAAGAATGTTCATATTATATGGGGGCAAGTAGAACCGTTATTATTGAAAGCGGTCATGTATGATGACTTTTCGTATAATGGTCAAAACTTATTAGACGGTATTTTACAAAAAGATATGCAGTTATGGATAAGCTGGACACATAAAGTAGAGTCGGCCGTTCTAACGCAAATAATAGAGTATCCTAAATTTAAAGTATGTCGCTGGTTTTTAGCTGGTGGTTCTAATATGAAAAAATGGTTAAATCAAATGACATCGCAAGTGGAAGATTGGGCCAAAGATAATAACTGTAAACGTATCGAATTAGTCGGACGTAAAGGATGGATAAAAAAATTAAAGGATTATGAAGCTAAACATATTGTTATGACAAAGGAATTAAAATGAGTAAAAGTGCAGGAACGCAAACAACACAAACAATTACGGAACCTTGGCAAACACAAGCACCGTATTTAGAAAAAGGATTTCAACGCGCGGAAGAATTATTTAATTCTGATGTACCTAATTATTACCCAAATCAAACTTATGTTCCTTTTGCCAATGAAACAGAGACAGCGTTACAATTAGCAAAAGCAAGAGCAACACAAGGTAATCCGTTACTTAATAAATCACAAACTTACGCAGACAATGTAATGAGTGGTGCTTTTCTTAATCCATCAACAAACCCGTATTTAAATAATTTATTTAACACAATGTCGGATAGAGTAACCGCAGGCGTTAACTCCAACGTAGCACAAGCTGGACGTTATGGTTCCCCTGCACATACAGGAATGGTAGCAGACTCTTTAGGTAACTTAGCTAATCAAGTGTATGCCGATAACTATAACAGAGAACGTGCTGTTATGGACTCTATGTCAATGAGAGCACCAGCATTAGGTGAAATGGATTACAACGATATAGCTAAACTACAAACTGTCGGTAGTGCTAGAGAAGAATTAGCAGAAAGACAACTTGGTGATGCGATGAAACGATTTGAATTTGAGCAACGTAAACCATACGAAAAACTAAGAGAGTATCAAGCGAGTGTTGGTGGTCCTTTTGGAACATCACAATCTACCATAACACCAATGACAAGAAATCCTATTATGGGAATACTAGGCGGTGCTTCTAGTGGTGCTGGTATTTACGATATGATTAATGCTACAGGTTCGGCTAATCCATACTTAATGGGTGGTGCTTTACTCGGTGGATTAGGAAGTTTTGCATAATGGGTGCATTAGAAAAATTATTATTTCCTGATTTAACAAATAATCCTACAGCAAATTTACTAGGTATTGATGCAGTAAGACGAGCAAGAGGGAGAGGATTATTAGATGCTGGATTAAAAATGACAGCTTTAGCTGGTAAAAGACCAGCAACAGAAAATATTAATCCTGCAATGATTTTACAAGCTGGCGTAGAGTCAGGAATGAATACTTATGATAATTCAATTAATAGAGCAACACAACAATTACAAACAACAACAGCTTTAGAAAGTGAAGCACAAGCAAAAGACACTTTTAATAATTTAATTGCAAGTGATTTTTTAAATAATGAAGAAAAAGCATTTGCTTTAACATTAGGACATAAAGAAGGCGCTAAGTTTATTGCTGATCTTTACATGAATAAACAAAAGAATTTAGATAAAGTTCCTAGTGTAAAAGAAATGATAGTAATGGATACGGAAACTAATAAACCCGTATTAAAAGAAGATGGTTCACCATTAAGAGAATATGTCAGTGTTAAAGATATTTTAGCTAATCCAAGTAAGTATCAAATACCAGATAAAGAAGGAACCTATGCTAAAAATATCCGTGACTTTGAAAATTTATTAGGCCGTCAATTATCATTTGAAGAAAAACAAAAATACATTATGGCTGTAATGAACGGCAATGAAAAGAAAATTAGTGTTACAACAGATGCTAGTGGAAACACAACATTTACTATTGGTGGCGATGGTCAATCAATGGAAAAGAAAACTAAACAAGATTTAGAAAAAGAAATTGTTTTAGGAACAAAAAATTACCAAGCATTTGAAAGATTAGAAAAAGCATGGCGACCAGAATTTTCAGAAATACCTACAAGATTAGGTATTAGTTGGAACTCTTTTAAAGACTCATTAGGTGATTGGAATGTATTTGGAGATATTTCTGATGAAGATAAGCAGTTAATGTCTGATTATTATGCATGGGAACAACAAGCATGGGATGTAACAAACCAATACATTAAAGCTATTACAGGCGCACAAATGAGTGAAGCAGAAGCAAAAAGAATTATGCGCGCTTTACCAGACCCAAGAACATTTAGTGGTTCACCAACAGAATACCAATCTAAATTACAAGGTGTAATGAAAAATGCTAGGCTATCAATTATTCGTAGCAATTTATTAATGGCTTCAGGTTTTGATGCTTACGATAGTAGTGGTAAATTTGCACCAGAACAATTTATGATTTTATCAAGTGTTGAAGATGCATTTAATAAAATTGGTAATCAAATGTTTCAAGATTTAAGAAAAGATGAAGCATACGATAGTTACACTGATCAAGATTTAGTAAAATTAGTTTTTAAAGAATTAGAAGCAAAAATTGGAACAACAAAAGATACATCACAATTTGATGTTAATTATTCGGATATATTAAATTTATGAGTGAGCAAACAATAGACTTCTTTAACATGTTATCTGAACAAACAGATACGTCAAAAAAAGTAAATAGTAACATTCCTGAAAATGCACCAGTAATGAAAGCGGACACTGGTCCTATAATGAATTCTAGTAATAATGACTCTAAAGCAGAAGGTATGTATGCCCCAATTTTAGAAAACAATTACATAGATAATTCAGGTATAGCCGTAGGGTCTTTACCGCGTGATAGTTTTTACACAGTTCAAGAATACGCAAAAAGTAAATTTCCTGACATGCCATTAGATCAATCAATGAAACGTTTTGGTGTAGCAGATGGAAGAATATTTTACATGGGAACAGATGGCAAAAGATATTATGCAACGCCTAATTTTTCTGCTGTAGTACAAAATCCAGCTAATATTGATGAATTTGCTTTACGTGGCACAGGTCCAGCTATTCCAATTGTTACAGGAACAGGCGCAGGCATGGTAGGTATGACAACAGGACCCGTTACAGGCGTAGCTTCTGCTATGGCTGGTGGTGGTGCTGGTGATGTTATTAGACAATCATTATCAAATTATTATACAGGCGAAGAAATGCCAATAGGTCAACGTGTTGGTTATGTTGGTAAATCTGCTTTAATGGAAGGCGGAGGTCAGTTAGCTGGTAATATATTTAATAAAGCAATTAAAACTGTTTTATCTAAAATGCCAAATAAATTAGGTAATAAGTTTTCTATATTTGATACAAAAGCAAAAGATGAAATAGTAAATATATCTAATAAGCACGGTATTAAATTAACAACAGCAGAAATAAGTTCTGACCCAGCGCTTATTAGGATGCAAAAAATGTTGGCAGGCGTTTCGGGTAGTGATGAAATCTTAGAGTCATTTTATAACATACGAAATAAAGACGTACAAAACGCTTTGTTAAATATGTTTGAAACACTTAATACAAATAAAGCATCGGCTAATTTAATTTATAAATCAGGCATTGAGTCGGCAGAACAAGTAATTACAAAAGAAAATCAAATTTTAAAAGATCAAGCAAAAGCCTTATATACAAAAGCCTACGAATATAATAATGTTAATACATCAGAAACATTAGAATTATTAAATACTTTAATTAGTAAAGCAAAAGGCAACAATCTTTCTCAATTACTTAAAGTAAAAAACATGTTGTTTAAAGATGTAGATATGCCAGTGTCAGGTCCTACAATGGGTGGTAATTTACCATCACAAAAAAAATCAGTTGTAGAAACTAGCTTAGAAGCATTAGACGGTGTTAAAAGAGAAATAGACGACATTATCAATCAAGCTGGTAGTAGTGACAAATCTATTGCCCCAGCAAATGCAGTTAACTTTGTTAAACTAAAAGAAATGTTGTTAAAAAACATGGACGATGTTTCACCTGAATATGCAAAAGCAAGAGGTATATACGAAGCAGGAAAGCCAAGTATAACAGCTACCGCTACAGGCATGGTAGGATATATTGCTAAACAAAATCCTAATAGATACATTGACATTGGTAACATGTTGTTTAATTCTAAAACAAGTAGTGTTGCAGATATTAAAAACGTTAGAGAAGCATTTAATAAATTTGGATACAATAAAGAATTTGATCAAATTGTTGGTGCTTATTTAGAAGAAAGTTTTGAAAAAATATTAAAAGATGAAGTAGTTGGTCAAAACTATAATCTTGCTGGTAAATTTTATAATAAATTATTTGGTAATCAAAAACAACGTGAAATGATGTTGGAAGCTATGAGCAACAATCCTAACTTTGCTCGTGACTTTGCAGACTTGATGTTGGTGTTTAATGGCACACAAAAAGCAATGAAATCAGAAAGTATTACCGCATGGATGCAACAAGCTATGAAAGAATTTTCTAATGAGTCGCAATCAATAATAGGTCAGGTAGTTAAAACATTAGAAATTTGGAACCAGCCATCACGAATAGCAGGGTTCTTAGATGATTTAAAGAAAGATAAAATGGCTGTTAAATTTGCTAACATGCTCACAACAACAGAAGGCAGAAAAGAATTAGCAAAATTAAGAGACATAGGAATTAACACAAAAAAAGGCGTAATTGTGTTTACACACTTTTTAAATGGAGGAACAATTACCAATTTAACAGAAGGTCCTGAAAAGGATGTTGAAATGGGCCAAATGGAAAAAGGGAGTTATTAAAAAATGGCAATAAAAGATTATTCAACAACAGCAAGTAGCAATAGTACATTAAGCGGAATAAGTGTTGCTGAAGGAATGGCACCATCGTTAGTGAATAACGTTATTCGTGCTGATATGTCTGCACAAAAAGAACAATGGGGTGATAAAGAATGGTTTGTACTTGGAAACGGGGACACAACTAATACTTATACTAGAACAGGTGCTACAACTGTTACTATCGGTGCTGATGTTACAGGAAGTCATCACGTAGGCAGGCGTGTAAAAGTAACAGGTGCCAATACATCAACAACAGGTATCTTTGGTAAAATAGCTTTCAGTTCTTATTCTTCACCAAACACAACAATCACAATAACATTTGACTCAGGGTCAATCCACGCAAGTGACAGTAACCCAGTTTTATATCTTGGTTCAACATTCGTTGGTCCATCAACACCTGTCATCGATACTGACGCAATGACGGAGGACAGCGCAATCTTACCTCCCTCACAGCAATCTGTAAAAGCATTTGTCGAAAGTGGTTCATCAACTCTAACAAATAAAACATTAACATCACCTGTTATTAATACAGGCGTAAGCGGTACAGCAATACAAGATGATGATAACTTTGCATCTGCTTCTGCTACTAAACTAGCAAGTTCAGAAAGTATAAAAGCGTACGTGGACGCACAAGTAGATAATCAAGACGTTGACATTACTACTGACTCAGGGACTATTGCTATTGATTTAGATGATGAGACATTAACATTAGCAGGAGGTACAGGTATTGATACTTCGGCTACTGGAAATACTGTTACGCATGCTATTGATTCAACAGTTGCAACTTTAACAGGCACACAAACTCTTACAAATAAAACTTTAACAGGTGCTAATTTAGATGGAACAACAGTTATAGGTTCAGGAGATACTCTTGATTTTAACGATGGTAATATTGACTTTCAAGGTGGAACATTAAAACTTGATGGTAGTTCGCCAAAAGGAGGTTTTTATAATACAGCACTTGGGGAATTGTCTTTAAGAGCAATGGGGACTTCATCAACTGGCACTAATAATTACAATACAGCAGTTGGTTATGCTACTTTAAGAAACTTAACTGGTGGTGGTCAAAATACAGCAATAGGTAATGTTGCTTTAAATTCATTAACAGGTAACGCAGGAAACAATACAGCAGTTGGATATGAAGCAGGAAAATTTATATCTTCTGGTCAAGACAATACAATCTTAGGGAGTTTTGATGGAAATGAAAACGGTCTTGATATTAGAACATCAAGTGGAAATATTGTTATTGCAGATGGAAATGGAAATATAAGATTTTATGCAAATAGTTCTGGTAACGTTGGTATAGGTACAGTTTCCCCTAGTACAAAATTACACGTCAACGGAGATATTACAGCAGACAATGGTAATATTACTGTTTCTGATGGTTCTAACTCTACAGCAATAAATCTTGGTGGAACATTAACTTTTGACTCAAATAATTTTAGTGAGTCAAGTGGTACTATCTCAGTAAAAACAGCAGGCGTAAGTGACTCACAATTAGCAAGTGGTATCGACTCAACTAAACTGGGTAATGGGGACGTAACGAATACCGAGCTCTCAAAAATAAATTCAGTAACAGAAAACGTTCAAACATCATTAGATGCCAAAGCAGTAAAATCAAATAACCTTAGTGATCTAACGTCCTCATCAACAGCAAGAACAAACCTTGGTTTGGGGACAATTAGCACACAAAATAGTAATAACGTTAGTATTACGGGAGGACAGATTTCTGGTTTAGGTTCACCCAGTTCAGGAAGCGAGCCAGCAACAAAAACTTACACCGATAATTTAGTAGCAGGATTAAAAACAAGAATTATATGTCGAGTAGCAACAACAGGTAATGTTGACTTAACAGCAGATTTACAAAACGGTGATACAATTGACGGGGTTGTGGTACAAACTGGAAATAAGGTTTTAGTAAAAAGCCAAAGTAGTGCAAGCCAGAATGGTATTTATACCGTAGTCGCTTCGGGAACGGCACAAAGATCAACAGATTTTGATAGCATAGCAGAATTATCGGGCCAGATGGTAGTCATACAAGAAGGCTCAACAAACGACAATAAAATATTTTTATGTACGACTGACTCAGACGCAACTTTATCGTCAGACTCAATAACCTTTTCACAAGTTACTCCAAGCAATACAGGGACCGTGACAAGTGTAGGAATTTCAGGTTCAGAATTTACAATAGGTTCTTCGCCTGTAACAAGTTCAGGGACCATTACTTTAGCAGTTAATAATATTGACGCGACTAAGATTGGTGGCACAAGTAACGTGTCGAATACTGAATACAATTTTTTGAATGGAGTAACGAGTGCCATTCAGACCCAGTTAGATGCAAAGGCATCGACTGGATTTTCAACAGCAATAGCAATAGCGCTTTCATAAGGAGTATAAATGGCAAACAATTTTGATGAAAAATCATTAACCATTAGTAATGCTTCACTGACGGATGTTTATACAGCTTCAAATAAGTCAATGGTCGTAACTGGCACATTAGCAAATACTGGAAACGTAAGCATTAATGTAAGTCTTAAAAAATATGATGCGAGTGGCACAGCTACTTTCACTAAATTTAAAGATGTTCCAGTTCCCGTCGGTTCGGCATTAACTATACCAAAAATCGTATTAAATACATCAGATAAAATTCAAGCACAATCAAGTTCAAGTTCTGGTTTATTAGATGTGTCACTAGAATTATTAACGGATATAAGCTGATGACAGATTCATACATTGGTGTACCTCCTCAAAGTGG